TGATGACATGAAGAAGATGTTAAGGGATTACATGAGTGGTGGGTTCGTTAATCTCTACACAGTCGAAAAAGAATCTAAAGGTGACGGTCACTACAAACCGAAAAAGGGTGATGAGGGGGCTTCCAAAAAAGTTAAGGAACAGATGAAGGTCTTTTGGAAAGAGAACAAAGAGAAGTTTTTCGAGGTGTTTGTTGATGGGTTTGATCATTCAAAAAATAAACCCTACACGGAAGAACAAAGAGAAGCCGCAGGTGAGGAGTTTAGAACTCGATGGCTTGCTGAAGAAACTCGGAGTAGCATTGACGGTATTCAGCTCTACAGTGATAACACGAAAAAGTTTAGATGGGAGCAGATACAGCAAGAACTAGAAAAAGTGAAAAGTTTAGATGGTGCGAACAAGAGACAGAAACTAAAAGAGATAAGAACTAGGCTTACTAAGTTGTTTGATGACACAGCAACTCAAGAATCAGAGTCAACAAATCCAAAAAAACAAGCAAATAACTTTAATAGTTCATTTATTGACACCTACTATAAGAGTGGAGGCACTAAAATCATGCAAAAACGATCTACACAGTATGTTGATTATCAGCGTAGATCCCAAGCGTTTGAACTTGGGATGCGTGTCTACCCGTTTCTTGGGGGTAATCCGTCAAGGTCTGGTATTGTCATAGCTATCTTCCCAGCCATCGGCATGGTAGATGTGCAATTCCCTCATGGAGCACAACGATATCCTGTAGAATCCCTTGTTGTTGATACTTCAGGTGATTACTTGAATATTTATTCTGATGATCAAGACACAGTTCCAGGTGGTGTAGGTACAGTTCCTGTTTCATCTCGTGCTGTTAAAAAACAAGCGAGTCGTGTGGCCTCCAAATACATGAAAAATGCTATTTACTGGTACAAGAAAGACCGTACCTATAGACAATGTAGACATGAAGAGAACCCTTGTTGCCCTAAGTGCAAAACTCCACTCGGTAAAACAGTTTATAAACGAAGAGATGGTCAAAGTGAAAAGTTACTTGCTTGCTACACTTGTCTCTTTATCATTAAACCTTCCGACATTGTAGGAGGATAAACACATGGCGTTTTTAAGATATGCAAGGGCTAATATAGTCCAACCCTCTATTCATGGTTTACAGTGGGATAAAGTACGAGTTGCTTCTGGGGATAAAACTGTTAATGCTTCTCTAAAGAAGCAAGCTGAGGATATTCTAGGCGAACCTTTCACTCCCGATAGATTTCTACTTACACACTCCACAATCGTTTGTTCTGTCGATGCTTTCACGCCTCCGAATACAAAAACAGGCTCGATTAAAGAAGGTGGGCAAACCATCAATCGTAAGTACGCAGACTATCGTATCAGCTCCGATACCGATAAGTTCATCAATAATAACCTCGACTCATGGTCAAGGGAAGTTATCAAGAAATCTTATCAAACCTTCATTGGTGCTCATAACTTTGTTGAGCATATCCAAGTAGAAGAACTATCAAAAGGTCGCATTATAGATGCTGTCCTTAGAGACATAGGTGAATCTCTATATGTAGACATCCTTGTCGCCACTGATCGTAAGCATGAAGACTTAGTAAAACAGATCGAGTCGGGTCAAATGAACGCAATGTCTATGGGATGTAGCGTAGACTTTACCATTTGTACTAAATGTGGTCATGTGGCCGCTGATGAAACAGAGATGTGTTCTCATGTTAAATATGAGAAGGGCAATGTTTTCTATGATGAGCAAGGAAATCAGCATAGAGTTGCAGAGCTTTGTGGGCATGAAGACATCGGTGGTACAGCAGGTGTTACCTTCATTGAGGCTTCTTGGGTCGCAACTCCTGCATTTACAGGTGCTGTTGCTCGTAACACATTAGAGATACCCTCTGCTGACATGGCGAAATCTGCTTCGGACGAACAACTAAATGAAGTCCCCGAAAAATGGATCGCAAAAGCGGCTTCTCTTAAAGACTCGCCTTGGTATGACCCTAATGGTCTACTAAATAAAAAAGCAGGGACTTTTGACATGGATGAGGATGAAGAAGGTGGAGGCGATGACGATCCAACCCCTTCGGAGTCTTTGCTCAAACAGCTAGAAACTGTATATGAAACAGCTATCGTTGATCGTTTTCGTAAAAAGTTAGAAAACGAGATCAAAGCAGAAAAAGCTCAAGAAGTTATGAACCCACCTATTGATAAATCTGTCGTTGAACAAAACGACACGATTGTTAAAGAGGGATTTTCTGCTTCTAAATATATGAGCCTATTAGATGCTTCCGTCAAAACAGCTAAGTCCGTTCAAGAGGCTGTCTTGAACATTACTTTGGTCAATAACTACTGTGATGTACAGATCCCAACCCACATTTATAAGTTGGCAAGTGTTCTCGGCACAACAACACAATATAATGGTGTAGGGGATTATCTTGAACAAGCTAATTACTTAAATGGTCAAAGTTTATCTGCACAAGACACTCTTCGTCTTGTAAGGTTAGCTAAACTCTTATCTCTTAACACTTACGGGCAGAAATAAGTCTCGCCCTGTTTCACACCCCAGAAAGGAATTGCCTCATGTCTAGGTATTCTCGTTCTAAAAAAATGTCTCGCAGGGCTGAACTTGCTCGTAGAAGAAGTCGCCGTGCTAACTCTGGAATCCCAGGTTCTGATAACCTTGGTTGGGATCACTTCGGTCATCCTGCTTCTTCTGAACAACCAGATCTTGACGCTTATGGCATCGATTCAGAGTTCGGTGAAGGTGTCCGTAAAGGCCCTTATCGTTCAGGGCCAGCACCTGCTTCTGTAGGTTGGACTCCAGAACACCCAGCTACTTCTGATGAAGTCGTTGAGGGTTATGCTCTTACTGATGATCTTCGCCAAGAAAACCTTAAGAAAGCTATGGAGCGTAAAGCGGCTAAGTGCATTCAAATCGCTGAATCACGATTAGGCCGTACTGCTTCTCAAAGAGAAATCGAAGATCTTGCACTACGCATGATGGATCTCCCTAATCGTACTGTTAATGCCCGTGTTGCTCGTCTTGCAGACAATGCGGTACAAGTATCGACCAACAATATTGTTAATGACTTTGGTTCTGATGGTTCGGGTGAACTCGAAGCAGACAATCACATGAGTCATGGTATGTTCGATGAATATGACATTGATGGCAATGACATGATCGACATGAGCGAATGGGGTGGTTCTGACGATATGTTTGATGAACTTGATTCAAACGAAGACGGATTCCTTTCTCGTGATGAAATCGCTATGGGTCTTGGTGAGTCATTCGCTGATGGTGATGATGAACTCGCAAACATCATGGCAGAGATTCAAGCTGATGAAATGGGTCTTGATCGTATGGCTTCTGAGGAACTGTCTTCGGCTGACGCTCTCGCAGAAGAGATCGCTACTCTTAAAGCCGCTAATGCTCGTCTTGCTCGTAAAGTCCGTAAACTTGCTGATAATGCAGTACAAGTTGGTACTGGTAATGACAGTGCAGATGTTGTCGCAGAAGATGATGTTGTCGCAGAAGAGGATGACACAGTAGCGACTGAGACTAAGGAGGCTTCAGAAGTTCAACCTACTCAGCGTTTAGCTAAGATTGAGCGTCTTGCTGAGGCTCTTTCAAACTATATGGCTGATATGGAGACTTCTGCTGATGAAGACGCTAAATCACTCCTAGCAGATCTTGAAGGCACTGACATGAATGACTCAGAGTATGGTTATACTGCTGAGGAAAATGTTGAAGCTGATGACCTCGAAGCCCCTCACATGGGTGGTGAAGATGTCATGGGTCTTGATATGAACCCTGACGATCTGATGGCTATGGATCCACGACTCGCTTCAATCTTCACGGCTTCTGAGGAAGAGGCTCCTGAGGAAGAGGCTTCTGAAGAAGAGGCTTCTGAAGAGGCTTCTGAAGAGGCTTCTGAGGAAACGACTAAGAAAAAAGCATCTTATCGCCCTCGCACCTCTGCCCGTAAAGCGGCTGTTAAGACTCTTGGCAACATTAGTCGTGAAGCCTCTAGCTCTTCTGATGAACTTTCTAAACTATGGGATTCTGCTCCCGATGTTAGTAAATTCTTCGGATAAGATATAAATAAACTGTAATAGTTTATTTATTGATGACGCTATTATATTGGAAAACTTTTTTCGGGGTTGGTTGTAAGTAAGACCACCCTATTCTTAACTACACTACTCTCTTGAAAACAGAGAGTACGAGCTTAATAGGAGAAATCTCATGGCTCTACTTGGACAAGCTAGTGGTGGTTTTACAGAGTCAAGCTCTGCGTTGCGTATCCTTCATGTTGGTATTCGCAACACTGTCGGTCAATTGACCGCAGATGCTTTCACTCAGTCAAACCCCGTTTCTGGGCAGGCAAATCAAACTGCCGCCCCAGGTCTTCTGACTAATGTACTCGGTGTACTTAGTGGTTCTATCGCATTTGCTCGTGGTAATTCTAACGAGCATGGTGGACCCGTTAATGGTACTGCTGTACTTGGTGTATTCATCAACAACGCTTCGGGCAACGCTTTCGAGAATCAGCCTGGTGTTGCTTCTAATCGTGGCCCTTATGTTTCTGCACAAGGTACTTATGCTAACTTGCTCTATGAGACAGTTAACATCAATACAGGTGCTGACATCATAGGTACTTATGTTCCTGGTGCTTCATTGTTCGCTTCTGCAAATGGTTTCTTGACCACTGCAAATGCTACTGCGGCACATATGCATGGCACATTTGCTGATCTCATTGCAGGTAATCTTGTTTTGGCTGACGCTACAAATGGTATTGGTGCAATGGCTATCCTTAAAATCGCTCCCGACTCAACTTCTGATGAGTTGGTATACGACCAACGCATTTGATAGAAAGGAAGAGTGATTTATTATGAGTAATACAGTTGATAATGCCGTAAAACAGAAGATCATTTCTGACTACATTAAGACTCCACAGGGTCGTGCGAAGCTCGCCGCTTCAATGACTCAACCACTTCGCCTTCGTAGAGATTATACCTCTGTTGGTCGCAAGACTTTCTTAGTCGAGCAACTTCCAGACGGTGCTTTACCTATCTACGACAAAGACCCAGATGTAACTGCATTTGTGGTTGGTGAAGAAGGTGAAAACATTCTTGCAATCACCAAGCCTCGTAGGGTTATCTTCCCTCTTTTCGAGATTGCTTCAAATCCTGAGATCCCTTTGACTCAAATCAAAGAGCGTAGATTTGACCTTATCGAGAGGGCACAAGATTTAGCTCGTGCTCAAATCCAAGCGGCTGAAGACGAGCGTGTATTCGCTATTCTTGACGCAGTTGCGGCAAACGGATTTGATTCAGTTGCAGGTCAAACTAACGCTGACATTCCTGTTATCGCTCCTCTTAATGGTGCTGTTCTTGCTGACGCATTTAGCCTCATTGAGCGTCACGACCTTCGTGTTGCCCGTATCTTCATGAATGCTCGTGATTATGCTGACATCCGTAAGTTCGGTAGAGATATCCTCGACATCGAGAGCCAAGCGGCACTTCTCAAGACTGGTCTTCAGGCTACTCTTTGGGGTGCTCAGATCATCACTAGCCGTCTTGTTCCTGTTGGAACTGTTTATGTCTGCTGTGAGCCAGAAATGTTCGGTCGTATCCCTGTTCGTACAGAATTGACCGTTCTCTCTGCTGACGATCCAAAAGCTCGTACAATTGGTTTTTCTGTATTTGAAAACTTGGGTATTGGTGCCTACAACCCTCGTGGTCTTGCTCGTCTTACAGTACAGCGTTAATATCTAGTATATTCGCTTTACTTTCGCCTACTTAGGTAGGTGTAAGAGGTCATAGAATGAACCTCATCTTCTTCGGAAGGTGGGGTTTTTTCGTATCTAGGGTTCTTTTCTTTGGCTTAACTCACTCTCCTATGGTACAAGTGTTACACTTTCAAACACTAAAACCCACATAAGGAGTGTAAGATGAACACTTTTGAACGCATACACAATAGGATTGCTTATATCCTAATTCACAAGGTAGGTAAGTTCCTCCTTATTCTTTTGTACCTATATTTGAGTGTCTGTTCGGCTTGTGTATTAGGCTTCGTTGTAGGTGGGCTACTTGGCTACTTTAGTCAATTATATTTTAATTACTTTTTTACATATATTGTAGTCGTTCCTCTTGGTCCAGGATTTATCGTGGGTGTTGTGTGGGGACTCATTATTTTCTCCCTCAGTTCTATTGGCTTGTTTTACGAACTGCTAACTGGGAGAGATAATATAGGGCATGATTTATGAGAGCGATACCATGCCCTATATCTAAAGAGCGTTTT